CAATTTCCCGCGCCGGCGCAGGGCCGGGTTGAAGTTTTCATTTTCTCTCTATTATCAAAAGTTTTCATTTTTCCCGGAAGGAGGCGCGGAGATGGCGAGGCAGAAACTGAGTTTCGACGAGATCATGAAACTTGCGGACCAGTACGGCATCAAAGACAATGTTTTATTCGTTTCCGCCGCCGACCGGTACGCGGAACAGATGAAAATCATCGGGGAGATCCAGGAAAGCCTGCGGGACGGCCTGCTGATGGAGACGATCGGATCCATGGGGCAGAAGAAAGTCGAGGCGAACCCGCTGGTGACGCAGCTGCCGAAGTACAATGACACCGCGAACAAGACGCTGGGCGTGATGCTGGACATCATCCTGCGGCTGGGGACGGCCGCGCCGGCGGGGGATAAGCTGGGTGATTTCCTGAATGGCTAAGCCCGCTGCGGAGAACTGGATATTTCGTTATTATCAGATGATAGAGGACGGATCTGTGACTGTCGGCCATTGGATCCGTTTGCTTTATGAGCGGATCATCGCCGACCTGGAGAACAAGGCGTACTTCTTCGACCAGAAGAAGGCGAACAAGGCGGTCCGCTTCTTTGAGATGTTCTGCCACCACTCGAAGGGGAAGCTGGCCCCGCAGCTGGTGAAGCTGGAGGTCTGGCAGAAGGCGCTGATCAGCTGCATCTTCGGGCTGGTGGACGAGAAGGGCGTCCGGGTGTACCGGGAGATCTTCGTGGTCATGGGCCGGAAGAACGGAAAGAGCCTGCTGGCCTCCGGGATCGCGGAGTTCATGACCTACGCTGACGGGGAACGCGGCGCGGACTGCTTCTTCCTGGCCCCAAAGCTGGAGCAAGCCGATATCGTATTCTCAGATTACTGGCAATCTGTGAGCGCAGAGCCGGACCTGATGAAGATCACCCGGAAGCGGAAGACGGACATCTACATCGAGTCGACGAACACGTCCGTCAAGAAGATCGCCTTCAGCGAGAAGAAGAGCGACGGCTTCAACCCGCACCTGACGGTGTGCGACGAGCTGGCGGCCTGGGTGGGCGACCAGGGCATCAAGCAGTACAGCGTGATGACCTCCGCACTCGGATCCAGAGAACAGCCGCTGATCCTGAGCATCACGACGGCCAACTACATCAACGACGGTATCTACGATGAACTGTTCAAACGCGGGACATCGTTCTTACAGGGCAACAGCCGGGAGAAGCGGCTGCTGCCTTTTCTTTACCAGATCGACGACCTGGACAAATGGAACGACCTGTCAGAGCTCCAGAAGAGCCTTCCGAACCTGGGCGTGAGCGTCTCCGTGGACTACATCCTGGAAGAGATCGCCAAGGCGGAGGACAGCCTGGCGAACAAGGCCGAGTTCATGACGAAGTTCTGCTGCATCAAGCAGAATTCTTCCCAGGCGTGGCTGAACATCCAGGATGTGAAGAAGTGCTTCGGGAACGACCTGACGCTGGACTTCCTGAAGCATTCCTACGGAGTGGGTGGCATCGATCTCAGCCTTGCTGTCGATTTGACGTGCAGCGTGATTTGTTGTGAGAAAGATGGGATTACCTGGTTCGATGCCATGTTCTTCATGCCGGCGAACAAGGTGGACGAGGCCACGGCGCGGGACGGGCTGCCGTATCGCATCTACGCGGAGCGGGGGCTGCTGACGATCTCCGGCGAGAACACGGTGGACTACCATGACGTGCACGCCTGGTTCAACATGCTGGAGAAGCAGTACGAGATCCTGCCGCTGAAGGTGGGCTACGACCGGTACAGCGCGGCGTACCTGGTGCAGGACATGCAGGCCGACGGCTTCGACATGGAGAGCGTGAGCCAGGGCAGCAACCTGACGGGCGTGCTGATCGACATGGAGGGCATGATCAAGGACGGCCGGCTCCGGTGCATCAATGACAACGACCTGATGAAGGTGCACATGCTGGACGCGGCGCTGAAGTTCGAGGAGGGCACGAACCGGCGGCGGCTGATCAAGATGAGCGCGAAGCAGCATATCGACGGGATGGCGGCCCTGAGCGACGCCATCTGTATGAGACACAACTATTACGAAGAGATGCAGGCTCAGCTGAGCAACGAGAGGTGAATGCGATGGGACTGATTGACAGGCTTTTCGGGAAGCCGAGGGCCGCAGGGGCGACAGGGGACAGCCGCTTCGAGACGCTGACGGCATACTCGCCGGTGTTCACCAGCTGGGGCGGGCAGATCTACGAAAGCGAACTGGTCCGGGCGGCGGTGGACGCGACGGCCCGGCACGTCTCCAAACTTCAGTACAGCATGAAGGGGAACGCCAGGCAGAAACTGTACACGGCGACGAAGAGCGCGCCGAACCCGTGGTACACCTGGCCGCAGTTCCTGGAGCGGTGCTCGAACATCTACGAGGTGCAGAACAACCTGTTCATCGTGCCGGTGCTGGACAAGGCCGGCGAGGTGGCCGGGTTCTTCCCGGTGCTCCCCTCCAGCTGCGAGGTGGTCAGCCACGGCGGCGTGCCGTTCCTGAAGTACAGCTTCATGAACGGGCAGAAGCGGTCGATGGAGCTGAGCCGGTGCGCGGTGATCACCAAGCACCAGCTGCAGGACGACTTCTTCGGCGAGAAGAACACGGCGCTGGATCCGACGATGAAATTGGTGATGATGGTCAACCAGGGCATCATGGAGGGCGTGAAGAACGGCGCGACCTACCGCTTCATGGCGCAGCTGGCGGGCAAGGCCTTTGACGAGGACCTGCGGAAAGAGCGGGAGCGGTTCGATAAGAACAACTTCCAGTCCGGCGGCGGCGGCCTCCTCCTCTTCGGAAACCAGATGACGAACATCCAGCAGCTGAAGCAGGAAGGGTTCAAGGTCGACGCGGAGCAGATGAAGCTGATCGAGACGTCGGTGGAAAACTACTTCGGCGTCAGCGAAAAGGTGATCCGAAACGAGGCGACGGGCGACGAGCTCGCCGCTTTCTTTGACGGAAAGATCGAGGTCTTCGCCATCAAACTGTCCACAGGGCTCAGCCGGATTGTCTATTCGGAGCGCGAGCTGAACGGCGGGAACGAGATCCTGTTCACAGCGAACCGTCTGCAGTACATGAACATCCAGGCAAAGATCAGCATGGCCCAGCAGCTGGGCGACCGCGGCGTGCTGACCATCGACGAGATCCGCGAGCTGTTCAACTACGCGCCGCTGCCTGACGGCGCCGGGAAGTACACGCCGATCAGGGGCGAGTACAAGGACGTCCAGGGCAGCGATGCAGACGAAAAGGAGGATAACAGCGATGAATAACAGGGAGGTCCGGTTCGCGCCGATCGAGCTGCGGACCGAACAGGAAGAGAACGCGGAGGTAGCGTACATCGAGGGCTACCCGATCGTGTTCAACCAGGAGACCGACATGGGCGAGTGGCGGGAGATCATCGACCCGGCCACCGTGAGCGAGGGAAAGATGCTCCGGGACGTCGCCCTGATGGTCGGCCACGACTTCGGGTCCATCCCGCTGGCCCACAGCCGGCGGAACAACGGCAGCGGCACCATGCAGCTGACGGCCACGGAGGAAGGCGTGTTCATGCGCGCCGCCCTGGACGTGGAGGGCAACCCGAAGGCCAAGGAGGCTTATTCCGCAGTGAAGCGCGGCGACCTTTCCGGAATGTCGTTCGCCTTCACCGTGAATGAGGAACGCTGGGAGGACCTGGACACCGACAGGCCGCTGAGAAGGATCCTTTCCTTCGGGCGGATCTATGAAGTGTCGCTTGTTGCCTTCCCGGCATACAGCGGCACATCCGTGCAGGCCGCTTCCGAAGGCGACGCGCTGGAGAGCGTGCGCGCCTCGCTGGAGAGCGCGAGGAAGCAGGCGGAGGAGGAACGCGCCGAGGAGGCCCGGATGGAGCGCCGGAGGGCGGTCCTGGAGCGGCTGGAAAATCTGACCAAGGAGGTCAAACGGAATGAAGTTTGACGAGATGAACGTGGAGCAGCTGGAGGCCCGGCAGGCGGAGATCGCCGGCATGGACACCGAGAGCGCCACGGAAGACGAGCTCGAGGAGCGGGCGAACGAGCTGGAGGCCATCAAAGCCGAACTGGACGCCCGCGAACAGGCCGCCAAAGAGGCGGAGGAACTGCGGCAGGAAGTGGCCGAGGGCCGCGATCCCGTCGTGAAAGAATTCAAAATGGAGGAAAAAAAGATGAACTTTGAAGTGAACAGCCCCGAATATCGTGACGCTTTCCTGCGGAACCTGCAGGGCAAGGAACTGACCGCTGAAGAGCGCGCCGCCGTGACGGCCACCGCCGCGATCCCCACCCAGACCATGAACGAGATCGTCCATAAGCTGGAGCTGAACCCCCTGATCGCCGCGGTCGACGTGACCAACATCCCCGGCTATGTGACCTACCCCGTCGAGAGCTCCGTCGCGGAAGCCTCCTGGGTTGCCATGGGCACCGCCGCTGAAGACAGCGGCGACACCCTGACGTCCATCACCCTGGGCGCCTACAAGCTGATCAAGACCGTCGAGATCACCGCCGACGTCGAGGCCATGGCCGTTGACGCCTTCGAGGCGTGGCTGGTTTCCCGCCTGGCGAACAAGATCGAGAAGGCCCTGGACGCCGGCATCATCAACGGCCTCGGCACCACCCAGGCCACCGGTATCCTGACAGTCAAGACCCAGGCCGACCTGACCTTCACCCGCTCCAAGATGAAGTGGGAACAGCTGGCTGCGATCCCCGGCAAGATCGGCGGACAGTACCTGAACGGCTCCAGCTTCGTCATGAGCCCCGACCTGTTCTTCGGCAAGGTGCTCGGCATGGTGGACTCTTCCGGCGCCCGCGTTGCGGTGCTGGATCCCCAGGGCCCCGCGAAGTACAACGTGCTGGGCTTCCCCTGCATCATCGACGGCAACATCACCTCTGAAGACATCCTCTTCGGCGACCTGAAGGCCTACAAGCTGAACTTCGCCAAGGCTGTGGAAGTCAAGAAGAGCGAGGAAGCCGCCTTCCGCACCGGCTCCGCGGTCTACCGCGCGATGTGCCTGGCTGACGGCAACCTGGCCGACGTGAACGCCATCGTGCGCTGCGTCGCGACCACCTGATCGTAACAACTGAACAAAGGGGGCGCTCCTTCGGGGGCGCCTCCTGACTTTTCAAAAGGAGTGCTGGCCTGATGAGAACGTTAATCGCGATCCCCTGCATGGACTACCAGGAATCGGACTTTGCCGAGTGCCTGACGGAGATGATCCTGCGGCATGAAGGCGAGGTCGACGTGAAGTACCTGAAAGCGAGCCTGATCTACGACGCCCGGAACCAGCTGGTGAAATACGCCAGGGAAAAGGGCGGGTACGACTATGTGCTCTGGCTGGATTCCGACATGACCTTCGAGCCCGACCTGCTGGACAGGATGCTGGCGGACATCGAGGGGAAGGAGACGGGGAAAAAGCTGCAGGCGGTGACCGGTCTCTGCTTCGGCAGGCGGCCGCCGTTCAATCCGTGCATCTACAAGGAGCTGGACGTCAAGACCGAAGGCAAGCTCATCACGCCGTACAGGACGCTGTATGACGATTACCCGCGGGACAGCCTGTTCGAGGTGGAGGCCTGCGGGTTCGCCTGCGTGCTGATGCGGATGGACGTGCTGGAGGCGATGGGCATCTACGGGGTCCCGTTCTTCCCGGTCGCCGGGCTGGGCGAGGACCTGACCTTCTGCTGGCGGGCAAGGAAGATCGACATCCGCTTCCATTGCGACAGCCGGCTGAAGATCGGCCACATCATGCGGATCGCAGTGGACGAGGGATTCCGCGACAAACTGTTTGAGGGCCGGTAACGCGGGCACAGCGGGCTTCGGCCTGTTTTATGCCGGGCGGGAGAACAGCACTCGCCCGCCCTTACTGAAAAAACGAGAGGTGAGAACCAGATGCTGAAGGAAGCGAAGAAGGCGCTGCGGGTGACGGTCAACAACTTCGACAGCGAGATCGCGAGCCTGCTGATGGCCGGGGCGAACGACCTGGCAGTGGCGGGCGTGCAGCTGCCCGGAGAGGTGACGTTCACCATCGGGACGAACGACGAAGTCTCCGACGCGAGCACGCTGACGGATCCGCTGGCGATGCGGGCGGTGATCACCTACGCGGCAATGCGCTTCGGCAATCCGCCGAACTACGACAAGCTGCTGGACGCATATGAGACCCAGAAGACCCAGCTGATGCATGCTACCGGCTACACGGATTACGGCGAGGCGCCCGACGAGGACGGTGACGGCTGATGATGAAGGCGAACGTGGTCGACCTGATCATGGAAAACCCGTATGCCGGCGGCGTCGGCCTGGAACCGGCGGAGACGAAGCGGACGGTCTACTGCACGCTTAAGTCCATCGGGATGCAGGAAGCGTACCAGGCGATGGGCATCGGGCTGAACCCGGAGCTGAAGGTGATCCTGGCCCACGATTTCGAGTACGCCGGCGAGCGCCTGTGCGAGATCGACGGGCAGCGGTACCGGATCCTGCGGACCTACGTCACGGAGACGGACGGGATCGAGCTGACGCTGCAGCGGGAGGCGGGAAACGCCTCGCACCTGCCGGAGCCGCCGGCGGCGACGGTGTCCACGGCTGAGGGGGTGGGCTGATGCCGAGCGAATATGCTGAACTGGTGGCGGCCCTGAACCTGACCAGCGTACCCTTTGCGGAGTACGGCTGGAAGACGAGGCCGGAAGGGGCCTACGGCGTGGTGCAGCTGGACGGGGAAGCCGGGAACCTGACCGGGGACGGCGTGAAGCAGGACAGGAGCTGGGAGGGGTCTGTGGACCTTTTCTATCCGAAACTGAGCGACCGGACGGACCTGATCGACGAGATCGAGGAAACGCTGGAGACCGTCTGCGGCGCCAGCTGGTACCTGAACAGCACCCAGTATGAGACGGGGACGGGCCTGTTCCACGTGGAGTGGGTGTTCGAGGTGCTGGATACGCCGCAGGAGGAGGACCCGGAGACGCCGGAAGGCGGTGAAGGAAATGCCGTATCAGATGAAGGTTGACGGCATGGCGGAGCTCAGCGAGCAGCTGAGCCGGATGGAGGAGCGGGCCCCGGCCGTGGCGGCCAAGGCGCTGTATGACGGCGCGGCGGTCATGGTGGCGGAGGTCAAACAGGGGGCGCAGTCGATCAAGACCGCGCCTTTTAAGTACGCTTCCGGCGGTTACACGCGTCTCCCGTCGCCTGAAGAGAAGGCGATCGTGATGAGCGTGGGCGCCGGCGTGGCCAAGTT